AGAAAAAGATTTTAAGTCATTTAACAAAGCAGTAGACGAAACAACAAAAAGCGCAAAAAATTTAGATGCGACTTTTGAAGAAGTTTATGGAGAATTGCAGCCACTTACTACAAGAATGGGCGAAGCAGAAGATCGTCTTTATGAGTTGGCACTTGCAGGAGATACGGCTTCAAAAGAATATCAAGAACTATTAACCAAAGTAGGAGAATATCGTAAAGTTCAAATACAAACGGATTTAGCAGTAGATGGTGCAGCCACTACAATAGGACAAAAGTTAGGTAGTGCTTTGACAGGTGCTACAAGTGGATTTGCAGCTACACAAGGTGCGATGGCTTTATTTGGAAGTGAAAACGATGCACTTGAAAAATCACTTTTAAAAGTTCAATCGGCTTTAGCTATTCAGCAAGGAGTAGATGGTTTAAGAACAAGTTACAAGGAATTAGGTGGTAAAACAGGAATTGCAACTAAAGCACAAGCAGCTTTCAATTTTGTAATGAACTTAAATCCAATTATTTTAATCGTTACAGGTATCACACTTGCAATCGCTGCACTTCTTAAATTTACAAGTGTACTTGATCCAGTAATACAAAAATTAAAAAACTTTGGGGATGCAATAGGACTTACAAACTTTGCAGAAGAGAATATGGCTGAAAAACGAGAAGAAAGAGCCGTAGCTAACGAGAAAAGACTTGAAAAAGAAATAGAAAATCTTAAAGAGATTAGAGCTAATTTAGATAAAAATTATCAAGCTTATCAAAAGCAATTAAATGCCGAAATCGTAGCCTTAAAACAAAGTAAAGAAAGTTTAAAAAACAAAGAAGAAATAGCAGCAATAGATGAGCAGATAAGAGCTAAAACTATTGAGGGCATAGAAGAGGAATACAAAACTTTTAAGGAAGGAGAACAACTTAAACTTGATGGCTATGAAAAGGAAATAAAAAGAAATCAAGCAAGAATAGATGCAGCAAAAGCAAGAGGTTCATCTGCATATAAGACTGAATTATTTTACGTTCAAAAATACACGGCAGAAGCTAATAAATTAAGAAAGGAATTAAACACTAATAACTTTACACAATATCAAGAATACATAAACAAATTAGAAGCCGTTGATATAGAAAAAGCCAAAAAAGAAAAGGAAGAACAAAAAGCAAGTAACGACAGATATAAACAATATTTACAAGACAGGCTTTCTATTAGAAGACAAATAGAAGATATTGAAAATGGACTTTTGCAAGATGGCATAGAAAAAGAACTTGAAATAAATCGCGACAAGTTTAGAAGACTTCGTGAAGATGCCGAGAAAAACACGAAACTAACAAAAACAGAAAGAGCAAGATTAATAGAACTATTTGATGAGCAAGAACTTGCACAACAAAAAGTAATTAATAAAAAGTACGTTGATTTAGAAAAAGAAAAGAACGCAAAAATTGATGAAGAACGCGACAAATTAAATCAAGACAGAATTGACAAAGAAGATGCTTTATTTCAGTTAGAACTTGACTTAATGAAAGACAGGCAAATGGCAGAAATAATTGCTTTGTCACAAAGTTATGAAGCAAAGTATTTACTTGCACAAGATAATGCAGAACTTACAAAACAATTAGAAGCACAATTTTTAATAGATCAAGCTGCAATAGAAGATCAATTTAGAAAAGAAAAAGCAGACAAAGAAAAAGCAGCATCAGATAAATCAATAGCAGATGCACAGGCAATACAAGATTTTAAATTTGATATTGCTTCACAAGGTTTACAAACTATAAGCAACCTATCAGAATTATTTGCTGGTAAAAGCGAAAAGGCAGCTAAAAAGGCTTTTCAAGTTCAAAAGGCAGTTAGTATAGCACAAGCAACAATAGACACTTATAAAAGTGCCAACGCAATATTTGCAAGTACGGCAGCAAATCCAATTACGGTATTAAATCCATCTGCACCATTTATAGCAGCAGGAGTTGCAGTTGCAGCAGGATTGGTAAACGTGGCAACAATAGCAAGTCAACAATTTCAAGGTGGTGGAAGTAATGGAGGTGGTGGACAAGAATCTGCACCAGATTTAGGTGGGGGTGCAACACCGAATTTTAACGTTGTTGGAGATAGTGGAATAAATCAAATAGCACAATTACAACAACAACCTGTACAAGCCTTTGTAGTGAGTGGAGAAGTAACGACAAGCCAAGCACTTGACAGAAATAGAGTACAAAATGCAACACTATAAACAAATAAAAGTTATTATAATATGAAGATAGTTGAACTTATAATTGATCCAAACGACGAACAAAGTGGAATAGACGCAATTTCTTTAGTAGAAACTCCTGCGATTGAATCCAACTTCATCGCACTTTCTAAACAAAAACACGAACTATATCTAAAAGAGATTAACGCAGAAAAGAAAATCTTGATGGGTGCTGCACTTATTCCAGATAAAAGTATTTACAGAAGAAACGACAAAGGCGATGAGTACTACATTTACTTTTCTAAAAACACGGTACGTCAAGCATCAGAATTATTCTTTAAAAAATCGAATCATAAAAACGCAACCTTTGAACACGAAAATAAAATTGATGGTGTTACAATCGTTGAAAGTTGGATAGTAGAAGATAGCAAGAAAGACAAAACGGCTTTATACGGTTTGGATGTTCCTGTTGGCACTTGGATGGTATCGGCAAAGATAGACGATCAAGAACTATACAACAAAGCAAAATCTGGCGAAATAAAAGGCTTCAGTATTGAGGGTTACTTTGCAGACAGATACGATATGAGTAAAGACGATAAAAAAACGGAAATAATAAACAAACTAAAAGACCTATTGAAATGAGTAAAAAGAAAGTAGAAAGGCCACAAGCACAAAGCAGTCCTAAAAACTCTCGTAAAGCTTGTTTATGTGAAGATAATACATACTCAACAAAGTGTTGTAAAGGCACTATAAGAAATCAAGGAATAGGCAACATATAAACCAAAAATGCAACAAACAATTTAAAATAAAGTTAATATAGTATGGAACGACTAAATAAGATTTTTGCTGAATGGGCAAAAGATGACAAAAAAACGGAATTAGCTTCTGAAAAAGTAGAACTTGCAAGTACAAAAGATTTAGACAGAAAGCTAAAACAATTATTTGCACAACAAAAAAAACTGGATAAAATTAATCCAGCAATTGAAAAGCTAATTGAAGACCAAAAAAGTGCAAAAAATATGCTTGATGTTTTTGTAAGAGAAAGCGAAAGTATTTTAAGTGAATTTGACAAACAGGCAAAAGATTTAGGTTTATCTCCAGATGGTGTAAGCCAATACAAAACATTAAAAAATGAAATTAGTGTTTCAAAATCAGAATATTTAAGATAAACACGAATAATTAAATAAGCTATGAACAATAAAGCAATACTAAACAAAGTGAGAGAACTTTTAGGAATGGAAGTTAAACTTGAACAACGCAAATTAGAAGATGGTGTTACAATCATTGAAGCAGATGAATTTGCACCAGAAAACGAAGTCGTTATAATCACAGAAGACGAACAAAGAATTCCACTTCCTATTGGAGAATACAAAATGGAAGACGGAATGATTTTAGTTGTTACTGAAGAGGGTTTAATCGCTGAAATTAAAGAAGAAGCAGCCGAAGAAGAAGAAGAAGTAATTGAAGAAGAAGCTAAAAAAGACTACGAAGAAAAAGAAGAAGAAATGGCAGACGAAGCAAAGCCTGTTAAAAAAGTAGTTGAATCAATCGTAAAAGAAACTTTCTTTAATGAAATCGAAACTTTGAAAAAGGAAAACGAAGAACTCAAAGCAAAACTTCAAAACCTTTCTAAAGTAGAAACAGAAGAAACAGAAGAAGTTGTTGAGGACGAAAAAACGGAACTTTCTACGGAAGAGTTAGACCCAGCAGTTAAGCCAATTTCTTTTAATCCAGAAAACAAGGAAGTAAGAGAAAAAATGCTTTACGCACAAAACAGAACTGAAACAACTCTTGATAGAGTGTTCAAAAAATTAAATAAATAAATAATAATAATTAAAAACTAAAAATTATGGCAGATCAGCCGACTTTTACAGCGCCCACTTATGCAGGAATGGCAGCAGGAAAATACATTTCCGCAGCTCTTTTAAGTGCGCCTACAATTGAAAACGGTGGCGTTACCGTTCTTGAAAACGTCAAAGGAAAATCAGTACTTCAAACTATTGATACTTCTTCAATCTTTACAGATGCAACTTGTGACTTCGACGATACACAAACCGTTACAATGGGGGAAACCGTATTAACGGTCAAAGATATGCAAGTAAATCTACAACTTTGTAGAAGCCAGTTTCACGATACTTGGACTGCAATCGAAATGGGTGCTTCTGCTTTTGCAGATATTCCAAAATCTTTTGAAGATTACTTATTAGGATATGTTGCTTCTAAAGTTGCAGCTTCTAATGAAACTTTACTTTGGACAGGTGTTGCAGGCGCTAATGCTTATGATGGTATCGTTACACTATTAAACGCAGCAGGATTACCAGCAGCACAAGATATTACGGCAGTAGCTTCTACGGCAGCTAACGTAATTGATGAGATGGGGTCTGTAATTTCAGCCGTTCCTACAACCGTGTGGGGGAATGAAGATTTGAAATTGTATGTTTCTTCAAATATCGCAAGAAATTATGTACGTGCATTAGGTGGTTTTGCAGCAGCAGGACTTGGTGCAAATGGTACTGACAACAAAGGAACACAATGGTACACTAACGGAAGTCTTTCTTTCGATGGTATTCCTGTATTCGTTGCTAACGGATTGGCTGACAATTCAATGGTAGCAGCACAGACTTCTAACTTGTATTTCGGAACGTCTTTATTGTCAGATTGGCAACAAGCTTCTGTAATTCCAGTTCATTTATATGATGGATCTGACAACGTAAGAGTTGTTATGAGGATGCAAGTAGGCGCACAAGTAGGTATTGCAAACGATTGTGTAGTTTATTCATAATATTAACCAGACTAAAGAAAGGTAGGTAAAAGCACCTGCCTTTTTTTATTCATAAAACTTTAAAAAAATGAGTGGATGTGATATTACAAACGGCCGTATAGAACAATGTAAAGATTCAGTAAGTGGATTAAAAGCGATTTACTTCGCCAATTTCGACGATTTGGATTCTGACAATGTTGTATATGATGTTACAAACGGAGACGTTATTGACACTTGGCAACCAGCAGCACCTTTAAGCTTATACAAATACGAATTGAAGAGTACAACAAATTCTTTCACTACGGCCATAGAAAGCAGTAGAGATAACGGAACGACGTTCTTCACTCAAACTTTAGTAGCTGCTTTAAAAAGACAAGATTTCGCTACACACAAGAACGTAAAACTTCTTGCTTACGGAAGACCAAGAATAATTGTTAGAACAATGACAGACCAATTCTTCTTAATGGGATTAGATCAAGGTGCAGATGTTTCAGCAGGAGAAATTTCTTCTGGTGCAGCACTTGGAGATTTTAACGGATATTCTTTGACCTTTACGGCTATGGAAGAACTTCCAGCTAACTTTATTGATGTAACAACTGAAGCAGGACTTGCTACGGCTTTTGCAGATGCAGGAGCAACAGACGCAGTAATTGTTACTTCTTAAGATTCTTTCTTATACCTTTCATAACAAAGAGGCACTTTTCGGAGTGCCTTTTTTTGTTTACATAAACACGAATTAAAAACAAAATATTTAAAAAAAAGTTATTATAGTAGATATGATTATTTTACAACCGATAGCAACAGAACAAAGTTTTAGCTTTATACCAAGAAGCCAAACTTATGATACGTTATATATCACAGGAGAATCTACAAACGTAACAACTGAAATAACAATAACAAGTTTTGCGAATGGCGATTACTACGATACAATAAACGCAACTTTTGTTAATGGTTTATTCAATTTAGTAAACAACACTTTTTACACTTTGGAACTAAAAAACGGAACAACGGTAGTACACAAAGACAGAATCTTTGTAACAGACCAAACGCCTGTTGTAAACTATTCAGTAAATGATGGAGAATTTATTTCAAACGTCAGTAACAACGAATTTATTATTTATGAGTAATAACATACACGTATTAGAATTAAGTGGCTATGAAGCACCTGTAATCAAAGAATCTAAAAGAGAAGATTGGGTTTTATTTG